ATTGCTGGTTATATCACTGAGCTTGATGAAGAAAAGAGTCAACTTGAGAAGTTAGCAAGTGAATGGGTTGACTATGACCATGAAGACTACCTTCAAAGCCTCCCCGGTGGTACCGTTGCAAGTACCTACCGTGTCAACCCTGCTGGTACACTTTCATTAGGTGAAGATGACGGTAGTTTACTGTACCGTACGGCATCTGAGGTTGAGAATGAGTTTAAGGATGCTGACTGGATTAACTTTGTAACCGCCGGTGCTGAAGTTTGGCTTGAAGACCAACACCACGCATTGTTGCACGACCAAAGTAGTACCCGTGAGGCCGCTGTTTTTTATGTTGAGAGAAAGACACTTCCTATTCTTGACATGGAAAAGAGAGCTGCTATCATTGACAACTTTATTTCCAATGTTGAAATTTGCCGTCGTGCAAAGAAGGAAAACATTGACACAAAGAAGGCAACTAATGAAAAGAAGTTACGTGTTGCTAGCAAGTTAGTCGAGCACTCAATTGATGACTCATTTGGTGATACCGTTAACTGGTTCTAATATGTCTGACTGGAATGGTTTTAGAGTAATATCTGCACAAGCTCCTCAAGAAGAGAAGCAAGAAGGTAAAGGGTTAATAGACACCCTTAAAGATCTCCTTGCCAGTGCTTACGTCTTATACCACACCGCCCACGGATTCCACTGGAATATGAAGGGCCCAGACTTTTATGAATACCACAAACTTTTTCTAGAAATCTATGAAGATATCTATGAAAGTGTTGACCCTATTGCAGAAAACATTGTAAAGTTAGGCGGAGACGCTCCTTTTGCAATGGGTCAGTTAGTTACATCTAGTAAGGTTAAAGAAACAAATGAAGCTCCTAAAGAACTTAAAGAGTTGGTGCAAAAGTTTCAAGAAATGAATGGTGAGTTCATACCTCAACTGAAATCATCCTTTATAATTGCAAACGATAGCAATGAGCAAGGAATTGCTAATTTTATTGCTGAACGTATTGACCAGCACCAAAAATGGGATTGGTTCCTAAAGGCTTCACTTGGAGAAAAGTAATGGACACAACTGCAGAGAATATTCGGCGGGTTGTTGCAATCCTTACCGCAATTCTCAGTGAGCAAGAAGATACTGCATATTCAATGGTACTGGAGAGTAACCCAATAGAACTTTTTAGTGCATTGACTGGTGTATTACTTTCTGCATTACATACTCTAGCAAAAATTAACAAGACAGAAGTTGGTGACTACCTACAACACTTAGGTATGTCAACTTTTGATAACGAATAAATATGATGCAAGGATTACCAGAAGGCGTTTCTTTCAACCGTTATAGTGATGGTGACCTTGAAGTTGAACTACCATTTGAAACACTCGAAGTGTGGAGTTGCAAGGACTGCCACCTATCTTTTGAAACACTACTTGTAGGTAATGAAGGTAGATACCAGGGTAAGGTAATAAACCCAAGTAATGACTTCATTTTTTGGCATAGTTCACTTCCTAAGGTTAGAGAAAAGGCAGTAAAGTTTCTCAAGGAAGTTCTTGACAAGAAGATTGAAAGACACGTAAAAGGACATTAATATGATTAAATATTCACAGACTCCAGATAGTATAAAGTTTGCAGTCACAGACAGTTATGCAGAAGAGAAGATTCAAGAACGAAATAAGAATGAAGATATAGCAAATCCTCTTGAGGGGAATGGCTCAATCAACAGCGGTGACACCATGGTCGACAGTGACGATGGAGCTGACAACAATTAGGAGCAAAGTGCCAGACGAAGTACTAGACTTGCCCGTAACACACATAATGATTCCGGATACCCAGGCAAAGATGGGTATGCCAACAGACCACCTGAATTGGATTGGTCAATTTATTGTTGATGAGTACCACAACAAGAACATAAAGATTATTCACATTGGAGACCATGCTGACATGCCTTCTCTGTCAATGTATGACAAGGGCACTAAGAAGATGGAGGGCCGTCGCTACCAAGACGACATTGATGCTGCCAATGAAGCATGGAGAATCTTAAACCAACCACTTTATGACTACAATTCTAACCGTAGAAAGAATAAGTCAAAGGTTTGGGACCCAGAACGTTGGATTACTTTAGGTAACCACGAAGATAGAATCAACAGAGCAATAAACTTTAATCCTCAACTTGAAGGTATGTTAAGTTTAGAGAAGTTAGATTATGAAAGAAGTGGCTGGAAGGTTAGTGACTACCTGCAAGTATTAAAACTTGATGGTGTTCGTTATAGTCACTACTTCTACAACCCAATGACCGGTAAGCCATTTGGTGGTCAAAATATTGAACTTAGACTAAAGACAATTGGTCATAGTTTTAGTCAAGGCCACCAGCAAACTTTGATGTATGGACTCCGTTTTACAAGTGATGGTGCTAGTCAACATGGACTTGTTGCTGGTGCATGTTATTTGCATGATGAAGAATACAAGGGTCCACAGGGTAATGCACACTGGCGTGGCATTGTAATTAAGCACCAAGTTAAAGATGGTTCCTACGACCCAATGTTTGTAAGCCTTGACTACCTTTGCCGTAGATATGAAGGTTCTAGTTTAGAGCATTTTATGGAACTTAAGTATCCAAACCTGTAAAACTAACTAGTACTCATATTAGTAGTGAACTTGGAGATACATGAGTACTAGAAGAACTTTTAAGTGCAAATTTAGTGATAGAGTTACTAGTGATAATCGTGACGGGGTAATTCAAAGCCTTATAAACCAATTTAATGGTTTAGACGCAGACCCTGAAGTAACTCTTGATGGTGACACTTTTTCAATAACACTGACCATTGGTGATAACTTACCACCAACCTTAGTAAGAGACAAACTTGCTTTAAATTACTTTATTGACCGAGTAACTACCGGTGACAGTATTAGAAAAATTAAGATTATGAGAATGCCACAGGCAACTCAAGAAGTAAAAGGTGACGGTAAGGGTCAACTTGATGGTATTGCTCGTGATACCGGTGTTAATGAAATACTTACTGAAGATACTGCAGATGGTGAACAAGTAGTACCAAGAGCAAAGTATACTATTGGACCTAACCCACCAGGTATCCCTGAAAGGCGTAGAGATACTGTAGGTGTTATGGGACTTGGTATGAGTCGTAGTAATAAAGTTACTAGTTCTTGGATTAGACAAGCAGATCCAGGTTCACTCCGTAATCAAGGCCAAGCTTTTACTAATGAACCAGATGATGTTATAGGTCCTGAAGACTTAACTTTTGATGCAACAACACTTGCTAGTGTTCATTTTTCAGCAGATTCAGATAGTAGTCAATTTGGTCAACCCTTTGACAAAAAAACTGTTATGGACAGTGTCAATAATGCACCTTTACCAAGTAGTCACCCTAGGGTAAATGTTTTTCAAAATGGTACCTCTCCTGCAAGAGCAGACGGAGGCCCAATTCCTTTTAATAGTTGGTTTTCAGAAACTGAAGCAACAATGCCTAAGGGTAAAGATACTAAAGCCCCTCTTGACTTTACAGCAAGTCTTAAGGGTACAGACAGCGAAAATATAGATAGTGCAATTGAATTGCCTGAAGCAACTCAAGGTGGAACAGTTCTTGGACTTGAAGGTTGGTATACAGCAGCAAGTTTGCATTTTAGTTATGATGATACTGATCCAGATGACCAAAAAGAAGATGATGAGGATGAAGAGTGAATTACAAGATTTATGAAGCTGGAAAAGGACCCCAAAAGTTTATCCCTGGTGACTTTATATTAGTTTCAACAAGTGGTATACTTGCAAAGTGTATTAGGACAGGTCAATTCCTTAGATACCATGGTAAGTTAAGAGACTATTCTCACTGGAACCATGCAGCTATTATTGTTGATACTGAAGGTACGGTTGTTGAGGCAGCCGGTCGTGGTGTTCGCTACTCTAACATTAGTGAATACAAAGAAACTGAGTATTACTTAGTAAGCACCAAGTTAAATAAACAAAGTCGTGACCAAGCAGTGGCAGCAGCCAAAAGTTTTGTAAAAGACAAGTACGGTTGGTTTACTATAATTAGTATTATGTTGCAACTTATTACTGGAATTGAGTTTCAATTCTCATTTGGTAATAGTGTCATCTGTTCCGGTGTAGTTGCCCAAAGTTTGTGGGCTGGTGGTATCATCTTTGATAGTAACCCTTACCAAATGATGCCAGCCGACCTTGCCAGTGCTTATGACGTTGATTGCACAAGTAAAAGTTAACTTGTTTTTTATAAAATAAGGTTATATAGTTAGTGTAATGAAAGTTACAATTATAATTGACTACCAGTCTCGAAACTCACTTGATGAGAATTTGGCCCAATCAGAAATCAAGGAGACTGTCGAAGGTCTTATGATGAGTTTGAGAAATCAAGTAATTAATCTTAATCACAGTGTTAAGTTTGGTGAAGATGTTGAAGAAGTAATTACTAAGAAGACTTCTACAAAGAAGTCTTAATAAAGAAAGAAGAAAAATGTCAAGTCCATTAAATACAACTACAACTAGAGCAACCGGTCGTGCTTTTGTATCAGCCATCGTTGGTTCTTTACTTGCTTGGGGCACAACTAAGTGGGGTAAGTTTAACACTGGTACATTCACTGTACTAGTTCCCATTGCCACCGGTTTGTACTACACCGCAATTACTCAGTTGGAGAAGAAGTACCCTAACCTTGGTTGGTTGCTTGGTACACTCCCTCAGCCTAAGGCAACTCCCACTCCTGCACCTGCTCCAGTTGCAGCTACAGAGGCACCAAAGACTACTAAGAAGAAGTAGTTTTTCAGCC